CAGAAATGTTTTCGCGAAAAGTCATATTCGCGCAGTTATACATAATATACAGATTGTGGTTGTACGTAGTTGGCTCCGCACCTTCGACAGTGTCATGCCAGCCGTTGTGGTCGTAGATGCATTGCTCAACGAGCATGTTGTCTGTGTCGTACATGTACGAACCCTGAATATGGGCCACGGTGCTGTAGGTATCGACAACCGCACAGCGGCGTATAGTCACATGGTCTGTCACGGAGAAATGGATACTACGGGCTAGACAGTCTTCGATAAGCACGTAATCTGGCTTCTCGCTCCATGTGCCTTCCCATGAGGCGTTGTTGTAGCCGATTCCTCCCGTAAACTCGATTCCTATTATTGCCCAGTTCCCAAATGCATAATTATGATTCGCTGACTTGCTGAGTTCTGTAACTTTGGGCCGCGCCCCCGTACCGTAACTGGCTACCACCATCGGATGCTCAGGCGATGGCCCCGGCCTTATGCTACTTAGGGACTCCTCCCACGTATCACCGCACTTGAGCAGAATCCAATCCTCGAACCACTGCACTTCGTCTCCAAGCAGGCCAGACACGTACCCCGGCTGCTGCCACCAATACGTCCCATTTCTGCTCTCAGCGAACGCCTTCGCTATGGTCGCATACGGCGCTCCGATGCTACCATCACCCGTGGTGTCGTTACCTGTGCTACTGCTGACGTAGATTTCCAGCGTATCCACCGTCGCCTCCGGCAGCACCGTCCACCCCTGCGCATCCAGCGGCAGCCAGTACTCCGGCTGCGAGTCCACCACCATCACCGGCGCAGACCACGCGGGCGCGGCGAGGAGGAGTGCTATAATCAGTAGCCTAATCATGGATCAGCACCCCCTCGGGGTCGTCGATAGTCGCGTTCATGATTTCGTCAATGCCAGGCTCCCCCGGCTCCATGGCCGATTCACGCGCCTCGATGCGGAGGGCAACCAAACCATCCAGCACCTGCGCCAACGCCTCCACCCGCGCCTGGAGTGTCGCGGCCTCGTCGCTGTCCACGTCCGCCGGGTGCGCGGCCTGGTACTGCTCCCAGGCGTACTGTGCTGCCGACAGCGCGAGCTGCGCGGCGGCGATGTCGAGCTGCTGCGTGACCGTGCCGTCGGGAGAAGTGGTGGTAATGCAGGCGCCGAGGCCGCACATCGATGACACAGCCAGCATCGCGATCAGTACGTACCGCATGGCTAGATCCCCTTCTCGGGGTTGCGCCACGCCGCGATCCATCGGCTCACCAGCGGCGCAAGGAACGTCGCAACGAACGTGTCGATTACCACGTCCTGCCCCTCGTCCCACGGGATAATCTCCGGCCACATCCGCCGAAGAAACGCAAGCACAGCGGCCACTGTGCCCACGCTCACCAGCCCGCCGGCCGCCACGTTCTGCGTCGTCCTGCTGCTCGCCGCTTGCCCCGTCCGCTCGATCGTCTTGCTCAGCCAACTCATGGCTCGCCTCCTCGCGCGCCACGCAGCCCATGCCGCGCGTGCTGTCCTAATCGTTACCATGGCCTGCGCGGTACGCAGCGCACCGCGCCTCTATTCCAGCGACCCGAATCGGCACATCCGCCATCCGCTGCGTCACCTCGTCGATTCGAGCAACCTTCTCGCTCAAACCGTTGTGCAATGTCGTGTCCAGCCTGTCCACGCGCTTCATCAGGCTCTGTACGTTTGCTCTCAACGTGGCGAATGACACAGCCACGCCCACCAGGTTAACACTGACCAGCATCAGCATCCGTACATCTTCAGCGCCCATCGGTCACACCCCCGCGCTTGCGTGTCTGCCGGGGCGCCCGCTGCACCGTCTCCCGCACGATGCTGCCCCGCTGCATACGCACGTATTCCTCGGCGTCAGATCTCGGCATGCGCAGCACAGTGCCACTCAGCGTCAGGCGCACGTCGACCAGCCTGTCGTCCGTTACCGCAGCCACAGCACCACCACACCCTTCTTAGTATCACCCGCGTTCGTCACGTTCAGCGTCAATTTGCTCCCAGCCACAGCAGCCAGGCTAGCACCCGTCACGTGCTCCGTCGTCGCCGTGTCACGATTCGCGCCCGCACCAAGCAGTACATCCCGTCCATCCGAATCCGTGATGGTAATGTCATAGTTGTCCGTCGGGGCCGAGGTGCCATCCGGGTCCGTGGTAAGCCCAATCAGGTCGCCGTCGTATGCGTACGTCGTTGCGCCGTCCGCCGCGCCGCCCGAAGTACTCGTCCACGACCACGTGATCTTCTTTACGGCGGTGTGCCGAACCTCGGCCACTGTCACTGTTCCGGCCATGTGTCCGTCCCTCTAAGTTTCGGCCGGGGCGACATCAAGCCGCCCCGGCCGTACCCGTCTAACTGCCCACCGCAATCCAGTGGATCACGTCGTCCGTCGTCGCGGCAAACGAAGAGCCGTCCGCCACCGTAATGGTGCCGCCCGACTCGCTCACCGCCGCGTCGCTCGTGGCCAATGCACCACTGCGCAGCACCTGGACAAAGTGCGCCGAAACCGTCGCCAGCCCCGTCGCGATGTCCAGCGTGCCCGCCGCGTCCTCCGCGCTCGTCACCGTGTGCGTGCCTGCGCGCACCGCGCCCGACATCGCAACGCCGCCGATCTGGAGGCCATCGTCGCAGTTCACAGCCGCCGAATCGAAGGTTAGAACACCTCCAACCCACTTGGCCTGTGTCGTTGTCACCGGCATGTCAGCCTCCTTTCAGGCTAGACGATAGCCGTCGCGTTGATGCTCTGCGCGTAGCGCGGCTCCGTCAGGATCGCCAGCACACCCGCGTCCACCGGGTCGTCCGCCACCTCGACCAGCTTGAGCTGGAGGAACGGGTAGCCGTCCGGCAGGTCATTGGCGTCCACCTCGATCCGGTACATCTGGTTGCTGCCGGCCGTCGTGGTGAACCCCGCGGTGGTCGCCGCCGTAAGCGCCGTGAACGTGTCGCCAGAGGTGCACGCGCGGTACTTGAACGCAATCGCGCTCGTGGTGCTCGGCGTCGCGTCATCGCACGCCAGCACAGTAATCGTGCTGGTGCCCGTGGTACCCACGCCCTTCTGCACAACGAACTCGCAGTGCCCGAAGTTCTTCATGTTGATGACATCGCTCGTCTTGGTTCCGGCCAGCGCGTCGGCGTCCGGGGCCAGAGCGTTCACGATGTGGATGTTCTCGTTGTACATCGTCAGTCTCCGTTGTTTAGGGCGCCGCCGGGAGCACCCGCCCCCGGCGGTCTACCCAGTCCTCAGTTACGCCCGCGCCGCCAGAACGACGAACGGCGACACCGTGTTGCTGCTGTTGGCCGGCGTCATCGATGTCTTCCAAAGCGGCTGCCCGCCGATACGGTACGTCCAGCGGAACGTCTCCTCGCCGTAGAGGAACCGCACGTGCATGCTGCGGTCCCCCTTCAAGCCGCCCTTGTCGATCAGCTGATACTGGCTCAAGTCCAGCAGCAGGATGTCGCCGAGGTCGCCCACCGTGTCCGCCTGCTCGATGGGAATCACCGGCCGGCCGAACAACGTACCGTACGGCGACCCACTCAGCCCGTTGGCCGGCAGGTACACCGGCACACCGCCCGTGCCCACCGCAAGGCTCATCGAGTAGAGCTGCGGCTCGCAGTCCTGGTTGATGAACCACGCGGCGTTCCGGCGGCTCGACGCCACCAGGCGGCTCCACATGTTCACCACGTTCTCGTACAGGATGGTGTCGGCTGCCTGCGACGTTTCCTTCGCCACGGTCACCAGCCCGCCACTGTTCAGGATGCCCAGCGGCTGCCCGGCGCCACTCCCGCGGATGATCGCGTTGTCAATCACGAACGCGAACTCCTCCGCGAACGCCGTCCCGGCGATGCTCGTCATCGCCGCCTGGTCCGCCAGAAGCTCGTCGGTGGCGTAGAACAGCCCCATCAGCTTCTGGAGCCGGATCTGCTCCGTGCCCAGCTTAGGCTTCGCAGCCGTCACCGTGTCGCCCTCGCCCGCCCAGTCGATCGACACGCCGCCGTAACGGCTGCCGTTGGCCCGGCTCGACTCCGCGATGTAGGGGATCTCCAGCGAGTTGCCCGACACCGCCGTGCGACGGCAACGGCCCGCAAGCTGCGCCTGCTGGTGTGCGACCTTGAAGATCTCCGTCACGAAGTCATTCTGGATCAGGAAACCACCATCGCTGCCGACCGCCGCCGAGGCACCCGACACCGCGCGCTCCTCGCGCTCGTTGGTTGCCAGCAGCCGACGATCGATGCTCGTGCCGTCCACGCCCGCACGCGCCGCGCGCGCGATAGCCTGAAGCTGCTCACCCAACGAATCGAACGGACGTTCCGCCGCGCGGTCACGCACCTCCGTCACGCCGGACTGCATCGCCCCGGCCGGCCCGACCTGCGGCTGTGCCGGCGCACTGCGCTCTGCGGCCAGTTCGGCCATGCGGCGCTGCCGCTTTTCCTCGGCCGCCTTGTCCGCGTCCAGCTTCGAGATCTCCGCGTCGGACGCGTCCCACTGCCGCTGCTCGTCCTCCGTCAGCACCCGCGCCTCGCGGGTAGCCAGGTCGTCCAGAGCACGCATCCGCTCGACGGCCTCCTCGCGCTTCCGCGCGATCGTTTCGAGGATAGTCATATCCTATTGCTCCTGTAGTTGTAGTAACCGTAACCTGCGCGTCCGCGCCTGACGCTGTGCCTCGGTGGAGTGGTCAGCCTGGACCGGCTCCGGCCGCCCGGCGGCATCGTCCTCGTCGCAGTCGCGCTCGCGGGCCACGGCGCTCGTCCCCTCGTACCACGGCTCCGCAACGGGCGAAACCTCGTACAGGGCGACTTCCTTCAGCACCGTAACCTGCTCCCCTTCGTGTTCCTCCACGTCCGCGGAAATCACCCGCATCCCGAAGGAAAACTGACTCACGAGGCCAGAGCGCACCGATTCCAGTGCATCCCTCGCCCACGTAATGTCCTGGTTGGGTTCAATGCGAACCCACAACCCCTTCTCGTCCTCACGCAGCACGAGCGACCCGTTGCTCGTCCTGCCAATAGGCATCGCACTGTTGTGCGACCAGTACGCCTTGATGTCGGGGCGTTCGCGCAATGACTTGGTGAACGCGCCCGGGAGAATCTTCTCGCCATAGGCCGCCTGGTTGAATACGGCCGCGTACCCCTCGATGGCCGTCACGCCGCCGGGAGCCTCGCGCAGCTCCAGTCCCGCACTCTCAAACGTGCGATGCTCCAGATCCTTCGGTTTCGGCTTAGGTTTTCCCATGATTGTTTCCTTAGATCTCCGGCATCAGCCAGCACTCGCACCCGTTGTGCAGCGGCGGCCCTTTCACATCGCGGTGAATCGGCATCGGGTTGGTCTCGCCCCCAGGCGTCAGGCTCGTCCCGCGCCCGAGAAAGCTCCCCTCAATACCCACCACCTTGCCACTCAGCGGCGCACACAGCGGACACGGCGAACTCGTCTGCCACCGGATCTTCGTCACGCCGCCCTGCCGCCACGCCGCCTTCGTCGCAGCCACCTCGGCCTTCGTCATTTCCTTCTTCACCGCGCCCGCCACCCGGTCCTCGGTCCAGCCGCTCACCGCAGCCGCAACCCCCGCCGCGATGGCCGCCGGCAACTCCCCGCTGTTCAGTAGGTCGCCCAGCTGCCCCTGGCTCTCACCGCTCCATCGCGCCGCCAACCCGCTCAACGACTCCTCCACCAGCTCCGCCACCTCCACCGGGTCCGTCAGGCCCACCTCGCGCGCCGCCTCACGCGCCACCGCCGCCGCGTAGCTCTGCATCGTGTTGCGCATCAGGTCTTTCATCCTGAGCGCGTGCTCGCCGTAGTACTCCTCCATCCACGTCTGGAATCCGCCCACGTCGCCAACCTCAAGAAACCGCGCTGCCGCATCGCCCACCTCCGCGCCCTCGCGCTTGGCCGCGCGGAGCAACGCCTCGATAAACAGCGGCTCGGAG